CCCGGCCTCTGGGAACTGTTTCAGATCAAGACCAAGGCCTGATGGTCTGCTCGACCTGCGACGCTCGATTCCACACGGACTGACGTTGTGGTCATGGCTTAGGTTCCACCATCAATTCCGAAGAGCCGTCTTTACTTTCAACCCACCACAGAAAGCCAACCATGAACAAGACCCTCGTAAACAACATTGACGCAGCTTGCAGTGCAGCAGGCATCGTGCGCAACACCCTGCAAATCGCTGCCGGCGCAGCATCCCCGCTCGAAAACATCCTGATCAGTCAGCACCTTGAAACCGCCGCCAAGCTGGCGAACGACTTGGGCCGCATCCACGCGGCGCTGCGCGAGATTGCTGCCACTACGCGGCTGTCTGGCTTGGTCAAGATGGTCAAGTCAGCCAAAGACGAGGTTGAACTTGGCAACGCCTATGAGGAAATCATCGGCTACAACGCTTTCATCGAAGACGGCCTGACCGCCGACGATATGCGCCCGATGTTGCTGGAACACTTGGTGCTGCAATGCGAAAACGAAGGCATCGAACCGGCATCTGTCGGGCTGGAACAAACTGCCGCTCAAATAAACGAGGTCTTCGGATTGCGTGGTGGAAAATAGTTGTTGACATTTGCGCGGAAACCGCGTATATTTCGATTCATGGACAGCGCATTTGCTGGCCACCGCGCCTCGGGTCTCAGGGGCTAAGGAACTGAAATGACCAAGATTGAGCAAGTCGAGAAATTCCTGGAAACGAACGCCGGAACGTTCTCTGACCCCTACAAGATGGCCGCTGCTGCCGAAGCCAAGTTCAACGTCGGCATCTACGTGGATGCCGCCACGCCCGACCGCTCGCACCTGCCTGGCGCTGAAGGCCGCAACCAGCGGTCGATGCACGCCTTCAACGTTCACTTCAAGCGCAACGGAGATTGGTCCGGCGAGGCTGGCTGGGTCTACATCAGCGCAAGCGCTCTCGCTGCCTAACATGCCTGCCCACCCGAACCGGGGCCCGAAAGGGCCTTCAGCCAATCCAGCGCCGGAGGTCATCCGTGCCGCGCGGGAGGCGGCAAACCTGACCCAGACATCTGCTGCTGCGCTTGTGTACGCCACACTGCGCCGCTGGCAAGACTGGGAAGCCGGCGACCACCGCATGCACCCCGGCCTCTGGGAACTGTTTCAGATCAAGACCAAGGCCTGATGGTCTGCTCGACCTGCGACGCTCGATTCCACACGGACTGACGTTGTGGTCATGGCTTAGGTTCCACCATCAATTCCGAAGAGCCAATAAACGTTGCCAGCGGTGCGTTCTGATTTAGCGATCCGCCAAGCCCCCATAAAAGCGCCTGCCAGTCAGGCGCTTTCCTTTTCTGCCTCCTCCATTTCCTTGCGCAGTCGTTCCCGCGCATCGTTTTTTTGCCGGTCAACCCAATTCTCTGTATCCCCGCCGGCCTCTTGCGCAATGTAGTTGGCATCCTCCAAAAACGGGAACGACATGGTGTCCCAAACGTCCGGCGATGGCAAGCCGTCTGACCGCATCTTTTCCTTCTTGGCGATCACATATCGGGCTTTTTCGTCAAAGCTGTACGGGATTCTGCTCCCCTGGTCCAACATTTCGCGCTGGCTTGTCAGATTGGGAGCGCACCCCCAGCGTCCTTCTTTGGCAGCTTTGGACAGTTGATGCATGGCCATGGCGCGCTGGTTGAAATACCGCTCCGTGTACGACTTCTTGAAGCATGGGTTGCCCCATTTCACGCGCACGATGTTCGACATGCCCATCGTTTCCAAGCGCTGACACACTGCGATGCCCATGCCGCCGGCATCGACCATGACGGTGGCGTCCGGGTATTGCTCGGTCACATACCGGAACGTGAAGCCGCTCAGTTCGTCCAGGTTGCGCGAGTTGCTGTGCAACGGAATATCCTCGACATACACGCGGCGCGCATCGTCGCCAAAGTCACCCCAGCCATAGACCTTGTTGTTCACCACCACGGACTTGTCCCGGTACTCGCCGGCTGCCACGTCAACCGTAATAATCCGGCCCCACAGTTGGCCAGGCAAGATTGGGTTGAAGCCTACCCTTGTCTCGATTGAGTTGCGCCCGATCAGGAACTCAGCCAAATTGTCGGGGAACTCCCCACGCACTTTGATCATGTACTGCGGATCATCTCGGCCGCCGTACTCAGACAGTTTTTCAGCGAGCCACTTGTCCGAAACCAATGGCGACTGCTCGGAATTGAGCGTCAAGTCTTTCCACACCCCGCCCACGCGAATACTGCCACTGTGGTGCGAGTCATAGAAGTACCCACTGGTGCGGGTCGGCTGGGATGTCATGGCCATGCGGTTGCGCGCATCGGTCAGCGACCCGGTAACAACTCCAAAGGCGGCGTCATCAATGCCGCTGGCCTCGTCAGCCCACCACATTAAATGGTCCCGGTGCTGCCCGGCCAAGTTTTCCGGCGATCCGCGCGGCGCCGTCTTGGCGATCACGTACCACTGCATTTTGTAGCCGCGAACGTAGACCTTTTCGGCCTCCACGATCAGGTATGGCCCGATCCACGAATACGGGCCGGCCTTGATCCGCTCGGAAATGTCGGCGATTTCCTTCCAGGCGACTGTGCGCACCTGTTCAATTTTCGGTGCGGTAATGATGAAGTTGGACTGGAAGTAGCACAGCAGATGCCAAAGCGCCGTCACGCCCAGCACCCGGCTTTTACCGGTGCCGTGTCCAGACTTCGTGCTTACCCTGCATCCAGGCCGCTCTACCGCCTGCATCAATTCGATCTGCTGCCATGTCGGGCGATCCATGCCGCAGACCTCGACCGCGAACCGTACCAGGTTGCCAGAAAACCGCGCTGAAAAGTCACGCCATAACGGATGCTCCGGGAGCCTGTCTGACGGCCTTCCTTTCTGCGCCATAGGTCAGGTCAATGCATTGTGGCCATCGGTATGCGGTTGGCGAACTGTTGCCGCTGCTGTTCAGCCAGCGCAAACGAGTCGGCATAGCGCTGATCCATTTCGGCCAAAAACTCAGGCGTGATTGAATGGTTATCTTCCGGCGCATCGGCGTGCAGATCCCACGCTTCGGCTTCAGACTTTTGCAGGCCGGCCAACGCATTGACGGCCATCAACAGGGCTTCGATGCGCGTCTTGATGTTGACGATGAATGTTCGGAAAAGACGCATCTCTTCAACCATAGTCATGAGTGACAATGCTTTGTCTGCTGCAGTTCCGTTCTTGGCCTGTTTTCGCAACTCCGCGCGCGCTGCATTTTCCTTGTCAATCAAGGCCCGGACGTTCTTGTCGGCATCGGTCAACAGTTGAATCGACGTCAGCAGTTCTTTGCGCAGAATCGGCCAGTCGTTGCGGTGCTCGTCCAACTTGGCAGCCCGCAGGTCCACACTGGACACTTCCTGAATTCCAACTTCTGTTTCTTTATCAGTAATTGCTTTTTTTGCAGCAAGCAAATCAGCAGCTTGGATGGACTGGCTGCGCACTTCCGCCATGGTCTTGTTCTTGATCCACCCCTCCGTTTTTGCATGTTGATGGCACGATGAAGTGCGCGGCACCCGATCAATCCCACGCGCGTCACACACCATCTTGGCAGCCCGCTGCGGTGAACAGGCGGCGATGGTCTCAAAGTTCTTGCGCACTTCAGCCCAAAACTTCTTGGTCCAACGAGGGTCGGCTGGATTCTTGCTGCTTGGCTCCCTTGCTTTGACTTGATCATCCAGTTGCTGCACCTTGGCTCTTACTTTGGGGGATCCCCCCACAGCCCGCTTCGCGGGCATGGGGTCAGGCTTGGCTGTCCCCTTACGTGTCTTGGTGGTCTTGCTTGCCCTCTTGTTGGCTTTGGACTCTGCATCGTTCAGGGCTTGCAGGGTCTTGGTGATGGGTCTCATTTGTTTTTCTCCCGGCGCTGCGCGCCGATGGCTTGCGGGATTCCGTTGACCAAGGGCTCCAATTCCGGGAATAGCGGATGCTGCGCCCCGGTGCGCTTTTCGATTGCCCGGATGGTCGTTTCCGAGAAGTTCAGGCGCTTTTTGGCTTCGCGGTGCAAGTCTTTGGCGGTGGCTCGGGCCAAGTCTCGGTTGCGCAGCACGGTTGCCCCGCCTGGCATGTCCTCGAATTGCTCTTGCGACCGGCGGTGCATCAAATCGACCGATGCGCACAGCGCCTCCACATGGCTTGCCGCGTCCATTGCCATCAACACCATCGGCGACAGTGATCGGACGTGTTCTACCGTGGTGCATACCAGCGCGTCAGTAACTGCAGCCATATTCGCGCGCACGGCATTGTTCACATGACGCAGCATCGCGGTGGCTGGGTCTCGCTCGGGCTCTTCGGACACCCCAAACAGGTAGTCCAGACTGACGCTGTACACGTCGGACGCCCTTCGCATCATCCAGTCTGGCGCCTCCCGCTTGCCGCACTCGATCAGGCACAGTTGCGTGCTCTTCGTGTAGCCGATCTGCTTGGCGGCCGTCAGTTGATCCAAGCCGTTCATTTCCCGCGCGGATAACAGCCTGTTGGCCTTGATTTCGCGCAAATCGTCGCGGGCCTGCTTGATTGTGGGCGGTTTGCTCAATTCCGCCACCATTGCCCAAGCGGGCGACAAGCGGTTCGGGTCAACGTGTGTCGAAGAGTGCGTCATTGGCGCTCCCGGAGGTGGTTATCGCCTAAATTCAGCAAAACATACCTATTTTGTCGCGTTTTGCTGAACTTCACAATCAAACAAAGAGGGTTGCGCCATGGTTTTGGCCCGATCCAATGCCGATGCGGCACATCTGACATCGGCAATTTCAACGAACTCGGGCTGCAATTCGATCAGCACAGGGTAGAAACCTTCCAAGATTGCGCCCCTTCCGGTACTGCCACTGCCAGCGAACGGGTCCAGCACAATGCCGCATGGCGGTGTCACCAGTCGGCACAAATACCGCATCAACTCGGTCGGCTTAACCGTCGGATGATGATTGAATGCCGTTTTGTCGGTTCCTTCGCTTTGGAAACTGCCGGGATTGGCGCTCCCGCTTGACCAATGCAGCGGGCGCTTTGGCAAGTCTTCACATCCATCATTCCGATCTGCCCGGCTTGCCTTGGCGGTGTAGAAAAACCGTGCCGCGCTCCCTGTATCTTCCCTTCTCCGCCCCAATTTGAATGAAAACCCCACGGCGCCCGCGTTGGCGCTATTTGCACTTGCTTCACCGGCACGGCTCATCGCGCCGTAGACGTTTGCGCGCTTTGGTGACGTTGGATCGCTGCTTACATCGGCCATCTGCCCAGGCGCGGACGGAAACGCTGCCTCTACCTCTTGGCTGCCGTCCAGAATGACGTTGGCTGGCCAGCGACCCAGTTTGGTATCTGATTCGCCGCGCTTTGAGCCACCAAGCCCTGACCCGTAGACGGATCGCATTGCATCGTCCCATGGCTTGCACGCACGAAGCAGATGCGGCCTGCTGCCCCCATCCACCGGAACCCTGCACGCATCCACATTGATCCCGCCTGTGCGATGCACCAGCATGTTTTTGGCCACGGTTGTTTCTGACAACGGCTTGCGCGCCACGATGATCGGCTCCCAGGCCGGCTTCAGGCAACTCCCCCGGCCCCAGCCTTCAAACCCGGCGGCTACCATCGCGCCACTCTCAGCGTCCCCCATCTGCGCTTTGTCTTTGGTCCACAGACCCGCTTTAGGCATGCCACTGCCAAACACCCACGCGGCCAGCGGTGCAGCGTTCCCGTCGTTGGCATAGCCGATGCTGTCGCGCAACTCGAACCCGGCCAGCCGCAGCGCCAAGCACATCAAATCCATACTGCGCGTGCCTGCGAACACCAGCGCATGCCCACCAGGCTTCAAAACCCGCAGGCACTCACGCCACACTTCCGGGCCTGGCACCCATGCATCCCATGCCTTGCCCATGAACCCGGTGCCCTTTGGCTCGTAGGGTTGCCCTGCCAGCCATGCCGTCATGCACTCCACCACTTCGGACGGCTTGTGATTGCTCAGGCCATAGGGAGGATCTGTCACCACGGCGTCGACGCTGGCGTCTGCCATGTCGCGCATTTTCTCAATGCAGTCGCCTTGGATCAGGGTGTATGCGCCCTCATACATTGAGATCCCCCCAATTGCGTGCTAACCCCTCGTTTACGTGCCCCAGCATGTCGAACTCCGTCAGTTTGAATCTCAGGTAGAACCGTCTCTTGCCCATCGTGTGAAACCCTTCTTTGCCGTCGTGGTGCGCTGGGCACAGCGGGATGACCAGCCAATTGCTTTCCCGCTGCGCGCCCCCGACATCGGCGCGCGGATGGTGAACGATGGCCGGCGAATAGCAGTGAAACCTGACCCGGCACACAATGCACCCAATGGCCGCGACCCGGCCCATGTACTCCGAGTCTGCGCTGCGGCGCGTCATACCACCAGGTCATCCGGCGTGAACTCCCCGATCAGCGCCTCCATCATGTCGACCGTCCTGCCCGCGCTCAGGTGCGGCCACAAGCGTTGTCTGGCATGTTCGGACCAAAGGAACTGCACCGTGCCGTCATACAGCGCCTGCCGCTCCAAGTCGTCCGCCAATTCGCTGAACGAGATGCTTTTGGCGACCGGCACCAGATCCCCGGTTTTGGACGTGGTGAACTCGCAGTGACCGGTACCGATGGCTGCCCAACGGCGGAACCAATCGAAGCTGCGAAACGCCTCTTGCGACTCGTACACCCGGCGCAGCATCGCCAAATACTTTCGGTGCAACTCTTGGTCGGGCTCCATGGCGAAATTGAACGTCAACACTTCACCGTGCCCCAAACGCTTCGCCGCATCCACAAAAGCCCGATAGGCGCGGCGATCATCCCGGCTCAAGCCAGTGATCTTGCCGTTCGCAGCGCGGGTGATTGTGATTGCGGCCATTGGGGTCAATCGTCTTGGGTTTTGGTCGATTTCAAATCGGTACGCGCCACGGCGCTATCTTGCGCAAACCCTGGGTGCGGCCCATCAATCCAATCTGTCGGTCGACACGCAAATCCTTCGTAAAACCGGTGCTGCAAAGCGCCACAAGTTGTGCATCGGCGTTCATGCGGCATCTGGAATGGATTCACCTTGCTGTCGGTCCAAAAATGCAGGAAAGGCAACAACGAATGCAACTTTCGATGGTACTCACTCATTGAAAATCACTCCCTCTGCCAACTTGTATTCCCGCGCCGGGACACCTCGTGAAGCCATCCGCTTTGCTTTGCGCCCGGTCACAATTTTGATTTGCACCAACACAGACATGACGTGCTTGGCCGTTGGCAGCGGGACGCCATTGCAAACCTCGTCCAAACCGGCCCACTGACCTTGCTTGAGGTCTGAAAGCGCCATCAGGATTGCGCGGGCATGGCCGGTGGGGTAAAGGATCATGGCTCTAACACGTAAATACAAGAGTCGCCAGACGCTCTGGAAATTTCAACGCTGTATAGCGGCCATCCTTGCATTTGATTGGCAATGAATACGCACAAATTTTCGAGCGTCGGATCGGCCAGACCATCCACTTCGTCAAGAAAATGGTGGTCCAATTGTTTGCGAATCTGTTTGAGCGCTTGACGCAAAAAATACAAGTCATGCACTATCGGGCCATGCTTTCCGTCGCGAGGGGATTCCAGCATTGATGCGCCTTTTCCCGCAGTAATGCTTACCTTCGCGGTATACGTGTGGCCGTGGATTCTCGTGCTGTTTGTGTACTCCTCCAATGGCACCGATCTTTTAAGTGTGTGTGCGGCGTCAAACGTGAATTGCTGGCTCAAAATAAACATCTAAATGAGACTCCCTTGATCTGCCATTTGAATGTCAGGGACAATGAACCCCCATCGAGGCGGCGCATTTTGTGACTCAATAATCTCGCGGTGGACGGCTGCTCGCGCTTCTTTTGTTCGAGGTGTGTAAGTGCCTTTCCACGCACAATCAATCCCAATGTTTTGAGCGACGTTTGTACTGTCAGCGCTTGCCAATGGCAGCCGTGAAAATATCTCAGGGTTCAACATTCGAAGCCCATGCAACTTGCACAGCGGCTCGCCATCGTCATTGCACAAAACACGCATGGCACGCGCCATCTGGCCCCACCATGCCGCACTTCCAACGGTCGCAAATTCACCAGAGCTGCCAATACAAATGCGCGGATATTTTGCGGCCAATCGTTCCAACCGGCTTAGGCTTTCGTGCATGTGCCATACAGGCGCGCCAAACCAGTTAGGCAGCGGCCATTCGGCCAGCAGCGCGTCGTTGTCGGCTTCTGTTCCGTCAATCACGTCGGGGATGACGGCAAAGTCACAAGACGGGACACGCTTGCACATTGCCGCCCACGCATAAAACCCGTCCCAATTTGTCACGGGTTCGCCTTTGCGCCACGCCGAAAATGCGCCATTGTCAATTGCAAACGATTGGCAGCAAGCAACGGCAACAGCGAGTTGTTGCGGAGTGCGGTAGCTGACAAACCCATGACCAGCAGTCAGTAGCCTTACTGCGGCAGTCTCTGGCGTTGCGGGCAGCCCGTGGTAATGGATCATTCGCAACCCTGATTGGTTTTCGGTGGCTGGCCGGTAGGGTGCAGGACCAAACCATATCGGTCTTGAACCACTGGCTTCAAAATTCCGTTTGCCAATCCTCCATAAGGGGCTCTCATTTCGTTTCTCCTTCATCCACCCATATGCACTCCACCTCAACCCGTGGCGTGACCGAATAGAACTTTCGCGCTTCGATTGCTGTCACTTGCGAGTCATCCCGCCACACGACTTGATTGCAGCCGTCCTTGATCGCCTTGATGATGTTGTCCAGGTCCGGGCGAGTGATGTGTTCTATCGAGCGAGCACGATCCCTCTTTTTCTTGCTCCAACTCGCCGGGATTGGCATGTAGGCATCAACGCGCAGCGTAACGGCATTGGTGACTGGTGAACGGCCTTGCATGGCCAATTTCGCCGCCATGCACACAAGGTTTTCGTACCGCTCTGTTTTCTCTGGCGTGTAGTGCCCGATTCGACCGTTGCGGATCACTGACCTGGCGCGACCTTTGGCGACAGGCGGGCCTGGCACCTCAAAGGCCAGCACTTTGATTAGCGGCCCCATTTGATTGGCGTCTGTGCGCTTGGCTCTCATTCGCATCCCCTGCCAATTTGGCCTTTGTCACGGTCATCTACAAACCGATCCCACGGCACCCATCCGTTCGGGCAGTGAAAACCCCACGGACGGATGCGCGGTCCGGTAATAAACACCGTCATGGCGGTATCCGACACCAATTCCAGCCGATGCGCAGTCCAAGGAGTGCGGACGGCCACGTCACCCGCTTTGATCCTCTTGACCGCCTTTACGCCACCGGCACGAATGGTGTGTTCCAGCATTTCGCCTTGCAGGCAGATAGAAAAACTGAACCACGGATGATCGTGCAGCGCGCGGTCGTCGTCAGAGCGCAAAAACTGGTGAAGGTAAATGTTGAATACCGGGTTGCGCGGGATCAGCCACCAGCGCAGCATGTACGGATTTTCTTGACCCCCGACAACAAAATCGGGTTTTCTTGATGGGGTTTTGATTGGGTTTTGATTGGCTCTCATGTCATCCTCCGCACAAGATCAATAAAAGCGACTGAAGCCTGCGCTGCCACGACTCCATTGCCACAGGCCCGCAAACGACTTGCGCGGTCGCTGAAGTCCAACCCGCCGGCCATCCCATCAAATTCTCGACAAAGTACGGATTCAGCCTTTTTGGTGAGGGCTGGTGCTCGCCAAGGCTCGGCTGCAAGGATGTCTGCCCATCGAGGATCACTTGGGCCTGGGGCGAATAGGCCACAAAGTTGGCTAACTGGTCCATGTGCTTCCTGCCCCCCCCGTTACAAGTGCATGCTCTACTGAGTTGGCTCCCTTGTGGTCCCGGCTGGCTGGTGTTGGCCAGTTCAGCGCCTCGTTCGGCACGTTCGGGGTGATCCACTGGCTGGCCTGCTCCCTGATGTTCGGCCCCCTCTTCCCGTTGCTGTAGGTGCTGGGGTTGCAGTCCGGTGTTGCCCAGTTCTTCACGTCCAGCCTCAGCGCCGAATTGCGCTTGCCCTGACCGCTGCGCTCCAATGCTGTCGGCCCGCCATGCCCAGCAAAACCACCTTGCCCGCCTATGGTTGGCACCCACGTCTGACGCTGAAATAGTGACCCACTCCGAATCCCACCCGAGGTCGGCCAGTTCTCCCATGACTCGGGAGGCCGCGCGTTCAAGTAAGCGACCATCTTCAATGCCCACACCCGAAAAGCCGTCTCCAGAGGACTTGGGGGCATAGTCGGAGGCGCTGGCTTCGTCCATAACGGAAGCTGCGGCAGAATGGATGCCTGCGACGTTCTCCAGAAACAGGAATCGCGCACCGCAATCGGCGGCGATTCGCAAGACCTCAAAGAAAAGCCCGGATCGCTTGCCATCAAGCCCTGCACGGCGTCCGGCCACTGACAAATCCTGACATGGAAATCCGGCAACGACGCAATCCACTTTTCCGCGCCACGCTGTAGCGTCGAAAGTACATACGTCGGACCAAATAGGCGCATCGTCCAGTGTCCCTGCTTGGCAATGCTTCGCCAGTACGCTGGCTGCATAGGCTTCCCGTTCGACATAACAAACGGTGCGAGTTTTTCCGCCCAGATAGGCGACCCCGGCTCGCAGTCCCTCACCAAGCATCCCGACTCCGGCAAATAATTCGAGGGTGTGTAGAGCCACGTCACGCCCGACACCGATACATAACCCGCCCGTCAATCGTGCTGGACAGCACTTCACCATCGTCTGCCAGCCTGCGCAGCGCGTTTTTGGCCCGCTCAATGTCATGATCTCGATGGCTATTGGCAAGCAACTCAGGCGCGGTCCAGTCGTTGCGCGTTTCCAGTTTCTTGCGGATCTGAATCAGCGTGGTGATCTTCATCTTTGGCCGCGCGGCTGGCTCTGGTGGCGGGCTTTTGCAGAGCGCCTCCCAATGTGGCGTGAAGTCAACCGGGCTGGATTGCATTGGTGCAAGGTTCATGTTCACTTTCTCCCGTTTTCTGTACGTCTCAAAACAAATCCTCTTGAAGCACTTCAACCGGCACACAGTGCGGGCTGCACCACAGGGTTTCGTCTTTACTGCGTTGCACCGCTTCATGGTTCTGCGCGTAGCCTCTGCCGGCCGTCCAAGTACGCAAGTGCCACCCTTTCGAAAGCAAATCGTCATGCTCTCCAACGTGCCCACACAAAATGATGCGCAACATGGGGTTGCCGCCGTTTTCAGCGCACCAGGCTTGCACTTGCATGGATAGGTCAGTGCCTGTACCCCCAGCGGCGTATTGCTGGTCTCCTTTGGCGTATGGGGGGTCAAGAAAAACACCCGTCAAACCGTGCCTCGTTGTCACGGAATCTTTCACGACGCGCTGCCAATCGCCACAACTCACCCGTACGTCGCGCAATCGCTCTTGGAGTAATGCGAACCACTCGCGGATGAATTCAGCGCGCGGCAATTTGATTCCCCGGCCAGCATCGCCAAGGTGCGGCAGTTGGCGCGATACAACCAAGCCGATGCCGTCGTGAATCCACGGGCCTTTGCCACTGCACCAGTCTCTGCCGATCCAATTGCAAGAGCCCCAGCACCACCAGCCGGCCATTTTCGGGTCGTAGTAATCCGGGTCTGCGTGCAAACGCGACAAGAGGATTTCAGCGTTGCGCACGAGCCAGCTATGCCGCGCGAACAGGTCTGTTTCGTTTACCGGCCAATCGGCGTATTCAGCAACCGCCTGCGCGTCAAGCGAGACGGCTCGCCAAAAGTTCGCCACAAACCCGTCTGCATCGTTGATCGTTTCGACGCGATTACCGTCCGGCGCACCCAAAAGCATCGCAGCCGAACCACAAAACGGCTCGACGTAATTGTCCACATCTCCAAGCGATTGCCATACCTGCTCACAAGCGCCTGACTTCCCCCCGAAATAAGGAAATGGTGCGGCTAATCTCCCGCCGATAGTCTTCATTTAGTTGCTTTCATCGCATCTACGATTTCCTCCCGTTCCGGCCTGCCCGGAAACATCGCAATCGCTGCCAATTGCGTTTCCTGCCATTCCCGGTGCGGTCTGGACGCAGCCACCAGACGAGCGCAACACGCAAGGCAGGTAAGCTGATAGATGGGCGGCTCTGGGCATGTTTCGCATGTCAAAGGTCCGACCCTCTGCCCGTCGGTTTCTCTACCGGTACGCGGCCATCCCAATTCGCAAAACGCTGGTATTCACCGGTGAAGTGCAGCGGGATGTCGATCCCAGATGGGCCTTGGCGGTTTTTGACGATGCGCATACAGGCATACCGCAACCAATCGCCCCCAAGGTCTTGCTTGCGCTTGATTGGTCGGTCGATGAAGCAGATCAGATCCGCGTCTTGCTCCACGCTGCCGCAGTCCCGGATGTCTGACATGCGCGGCATTCCGTCTTTGTGTTCATCAACCCCGCGCTTGACTTGGACCAGCGCAATTACTGCGACATCCAAGTCCTTTGCCATGGCCTTCAGTCCGCGCGAGATTTCCTCCAATTCGTAGTGCCGGCTGCCGCTGCTCTTGTCGCCTTGCATGAGTTGCAGGTAATCGACGATCACCACTGCCAGACCCTTCAGGCGCTTTACCATGAGGCATTTGGCGCGAACGTCTAGCAGGGTCAGCGCGGGCTGGTCATCAATCCACAGACAGCGTTCTTGCATGGCCACGGCCGTATCGGTCATGGCCTGAAAGACATCCGCATCGCCCGCCGAACACTTCAGCACCCGGTCAAGCGCAATTGCGCCGATCATCGCGGTCCACCGGTCGTGAAGATCGGACTCGGCCATTTCCATCGAGCAAAACAGCACGCTTTGGGTTTGTGCCATCGTGGCGGCAATCGTTTGAGCCCACGCGGTCTTACCCATCCCCGGTCGGGCACCCACAAAAGCCACCTGACCGCGCCGCAATCCGCCCGCCAATGCGCGATCAAGGTCAGCAAGGCCCGTTGGCATTGCCGCACCTTTCCCGGCCATCCTGGACTCAGCCAAGGCCAACCAACGGCCATATGAGTCGGCAAACTCGGCCGGCTCTTTGCGAATGACCTGTTCACCAACTTTCCCCATGCAAGTCATGGCCGCATCGACCTTTTCGGCAACCGGGCCGGCGCGATAGGCAATGTCCTGCACTTCGTAGCTGGCCAAGATCAAGGCGCGCTCTGTCGCTCGATCCCGAACAATCTTGGCGTAGCGGCCCGCGCTCGCAGCGGTCGGAACACATTGCGACAGTTCGTTCAGGTACGCCAGCAAACCCTCGCGTTCGCCAAACATGCCAGCCTTGGCGCGCATCCGCTCAAACAACGTCACCACGTCTGCCGTATCGCCAACAACGATCATGGCGCAGCACTCGGCATAGATCGCCGCGTTGAATGCCACGAAAAAATGCTGCGGTAACAGCCCAGCAACTTGGTCGATGGCGGCATTGTTCAACAGCAGCGCGCCGATCACGGATTGTTCGGCTTCTGCAGAATGCGGCGGCGGCTTGAGCACCTGCTCGTCGCGTGGTCTGGAAGCCATAAATTCTTCGACGTTCATGTGGTGGAATCCAAAATCTTGGTTTTTTCAACGACTTGCTTCAACCCTCTGTCGGACATGAGGTAGTCAACGTCCGCCTCCCATGCGCTGTGCGGTCCAGTACGCCCCGTGCGGCCCATGATGAAATCGTTCTGACCCGCACGGGTGAAAAAATCCCGGAACCACGCCAGCGCTTCAGGCGCATCCCTGGCGCGCCGCGTACCGTCTGGCTTGGTGGTTTGCAGCACCCACAGCCAACGCTTGCGCATTGCAGCCTTGCGTGGCTCCGACATGACCTTGGCGCGCGGCAACTCTGGCAAGACATCGTGGTACAGGTCGATCAGTTCGGTGTAGCGGCAGTCGGGCAATGCTTTGCTTTTTTGCTGCGGTGCAGATTCAGAATGCGCCGTTGCAATTTGTTCAACAGAAGGCGGGGATTGGTCGCCTGTGGCGACATGTCTTTTATCTGTTGGTTCTTGGTTATTGGTTATTGGTTTATGGTTAGTTGAATTTCGTTGATGTTCCGTTTCAACGGAATTCAACGGCTGTTGAACAAGTGCTGAACGAATGATGGCGTTTGTTTCAACGTCTGTTTGTGGTTGTTTCAATTCCAGCAATTTTTTGATCTTCTTCTGACGCTTCGCCTCCGCTGAAGCGCGCCCAGCCATTGCTTTTTGCGAACTGTTGGCCCGGTATGCCTCAATCTCGTCTTCACACCGAGCGTGATACCAACCCCGTTGAGTTTCCGTAAAGAATTCGTTCAACACCTGTTCAACAGCCGTTGACTCTTCGTTGGAACGGGCGATAATTTTTCTGCACACGAGCGCCAAATCCAAAGGGATCGGCGACTCGGTGTCGTAGTACATGTCCAGCAGGTCTCGGTAGACGCTGCGCTCAATGCGCGTCAAATGCCGTGTGGCGTGATTGAAGTCGCCAATGTGGTGGAGATACTGTTTCAATGCCGTGCTTCCTTGCGCAGCAGTTTTTTGCGCCGCTCCATGCGCATCACTTGGCGCCACGAACGCTTGGCTATAGCGTCGTATTCAAGCCGCATCCAAAACACGGCCGCCCGATGCGAACCCATCGCGTAGAGCGCCTGAAACACCCATCCAGTGACGTAAATCCAGAGTTCCCTGCCCAAATCAGTCAACATGCATACCCCCGTCTCGGATTCTTTTCAGCAAAAATTCATTGCTTGGCTGCGCGCAAAGTGCCGATCAGCCGAACTGTGCTTTCCATTTGTTTGCGTACCGCATCCAACGCGATTTCCAGTCGCTCTACCGCGTCGACAGCTTGTTGTTCGCGGGTCACTGGCTTGATTTCGTAGCCGGTGCGCGTGCCGATGTACTCCATGGCAGAATGCACACCGGACTCGGCGCCAATGGACAACAGCATCAGCAGTTGGTCCAGACTTAGTTTGTCGTTGCTGCCGGTCGACAGACATTGCGACAGCCACTTACCGGCCTTCTCGGGGTCGAGTTCTCTGCGCATCAAATGACCCACGACTTTGTATCCGCCGCTGCGCCGCACAATCTCAGCGAGCGCTTCCTCGGCCGAGTCGAAGAACGGCATGACAGATTGCACTGGGATGTTCATTCGGACACCTTCGGAACGCTTCTGACGGAATCGGAATGCAACGCCACAACGACTGGCCTACAGTGTGTGTATGAAACCGCACACCCCCCAAATTCTTGGCGGCTTACCCGCCAGCATGGCAATGCGCGTTCCCTGTGCCAGCAGGGGCGAAGGAGGGAGGGTGCCGCCATTTCTTTCACGCGCGGAACGGCAACCCCCAGGCAATCCATCGTCAGACGCGCCCAACGCAAAGAAGCCAAGTAATGAGAGATCCGCGCAACCACTGGGGATAGAAAAAAGCCGGGCATGGCCTTGCGACCAACCCGGCAAAACCTGCCGCCATGGGAGTGCGACGACAGGGGAGACATCATCTTGGCAGCGCCAGATCAGCAAGTTCCAAATTCAGATGGCGCGCAATAAAGGCTTCGCTCTCGCGCTCAAGCACGTCACGCGGCAGGCCAGCGCCCACCAACGAATCAATCATGTCGGGCAGCGAGTCCAGCAAGCCGGCATGCATGGCAATGCTCCAAAACACCGCCATGTCGGGCCGGAGATCCACGCACCGCACGGTGTAACCCGACAGTTGAGCCAACACCGGGCAGTATTTGAGTGGCACTTTGCCGCCGGGGGCGACCCATTGGTACAGATTGGCTTTGGTGATCCCTAGCCAATCAGCCAAACCGGCGCGGGAGCCAAGACGCGCAACGGCAATCACTTGGTCCAGTGCCTCTTCAACCGATCCGATTTGGCACGGCGGGGTATTTGTTTGAGCGGTCAGTGTGTTCATGCGGAGAAGGATAGATTGCCTGAATTGTTAAGTCAAGAAAATCTATTTTCTTTTGCGATCCCGAACCGCAAGCCCAACTGCAGGAAGATGCAGGAAGATTAAAGTTTCTGGACAAGCAAGCGTTGAGCCGAATGGAGGGCTTATGAAGATAAAAGAATGGGTCAAAACCTGCCGCAAGGCGGCTCAAATGACTCAGACCCAATTGGGCGAACATCTAGGAAAAAGCAAGGCATCAATCTCGCATTGGGAAACCGGAATGTATGAGCCGAGCCCGCAAGAGTTGGCCACAATGTCCAGTTTGTTTGGCACGCCACTGCCGCCTGAGTTGCGCGGCGTGTCCTATGGCGAAGGGGGTGTCGGCGCGCGCAAATTGCCAATTTTGTCCTGCGCGCAAGCAAAGGCATATCGAGTAATCATCAATGCGCCCAGCGATTTAGTGACGCAATGGACATCGACCGACTGCACCGTCAGCCCCTATGCCTTTTTGCTCACGGTGTCCGACGAAAGCAACGCGCCTGACTTGCGCCCTGGCGACGACTTGGTGGTCGACCCAGAGGCCGCCGCAGACCCTGGAGACATCGTTCTGGCAGTGACTGGCACCGGACGCACGGTGTTGCGCAAGTACCGCCCGCGCGGCGACGAAGGACGCTACCAGTTCGAGTTGGCGCCTATCAATCCCGACTGGCCAACGTTTCGCTCTGAAACCGACTCGGGCCTGTCTGTGATCGGCGTCATGATCGAGCACCGCCGGTATCGGCCTGGCGCAAAGCAAAGGTAGGTTCCAAATTGGCACGGCCCGGCTCACCTGAAATTTTTTTCTCTTGAGGTTTAGTTTTCCTTGACTCCCTAATCAATGCCTTCTATCCTTTGATCTAGTTTTGCTTTCCCCCACCACGGAGAAGATAACCATGCAGCGATTTCAAGTCACCTACACGCGGCGCGACGGCGCGCGTGGCACGCTGGACATGCTGGCCCGTACCAGCATTGATGCAGTGATCCAAACCATTGAGGCCGTCGGCATCTGCAAATGCGTCTGCCGCGTCGCTGGAGCCCGCGCATGAAGACGCTTGCGGTGTCGGTGTTTGGTGCGATGTTCGCAGCGCCAATAAACCTGATCGGCGCGATGTTTCGCGCGATCTATCTGGTCTACCTGCGGGCTGCACTGGCTGGCATCCGGGAGCGTCAGGCCGATCTGGCGCATGACATGACTTACGGCTACATCCATCGGCTGACCGAGTTGCGTCACGACGAGCAGTTCGTTCGCAACGCCATCAACCGGATGGAGCGCCAACAGTGATCCGCCTGATCCGCGACACCATCTATTTCAAACGCCGGATTCCCGGCATTTCATGGCTGGGGGCGCTGCACATCGCGCGAACCGTCATTCGGCTTTGATTTACCCACCACAGTAGGAGATTTACCGTGTCACAACAACAATCCAGCAGTGTCGGCAAGCAGCAATCGCCGGTCACACAACTTTCGTCGTACTTGGACAAGTTCAAGCCGCAACTGGCGCTGGCGCTGCCGACGCACATGAAAGCGGACCGATTAGCGCGACTGGCGTTGTCAGAGTTCAGCAAAAACCCCTCACTGCAGGGCTGCACGTATCAAAGTATTGCGGCCAGCATCATGATTGCCGGCCAGCTTGGGCTGGAAATCGGGGTCAACGGACAAGGCTACCTCGTGCCTTACAAAACAACCTGCACATTCGTCCCCGGCTGGAAAGGCTTGCAGGATCTGGCCAATCGCAGCGGTCGCGCAACCACTTGGACCGGTGCCGTTTTCACAGGCGACACCTTTGACTACCAACTTGGCGACCGTCCATTCGTCCACCACCGGCCCGGAATTGAAGACCATCCAGACAAGTTGACCCATGTTTACGCCATCGGGCGGGTCAACGGCAGTGACTGGCCAATCATCGAAGTCTGGCCGATTGAAAAGGTCCGCCGGCATCGGGATAAGTTCAACAAGGTCGGTACGAAGCACTACAGCTTCAGGGACTGGGAAATGTACGCGCGCAAGGTGCCGCTGCTGCAAGTTTTGAAGTACGTGCCGTCAAGCATCGAACTGGCGAATGCGATTGCCGTCGCCAATGCCGGTGAGTCCGGCCAGCGCGCCACGATTGAAGGCGATTTTGTGACGGTCACGGACGATCTGGATGGCACCGACGGTGGTGCGCCAAGCGGCCCGCCCGCAGCAGCCGAACAGCGCACGGTCACGCCAGTTTGTTCCGAGGATGAGTTCGCCAAGAAGTCGGGCGAGTGGCGCGGGATCATTCTCAGCAAGAAAAAGTCGGTATCTGACTTGATCGCCACCATCCAGACCAAAACCATGCTGACCGATGCGCAAAAGTCGACCATCGACGCATGGTCACACGAAAACGACTGAAGGGAGCCAGACCATGAAACTGTTCAATTTCCCCCAGGGCAGCCCGGAATGGCATGCCCACCGGGCAACCCATTTCAACGCCAGCGATGCCCCGGCCATGATGGGCGTATCACCACACTGCACGCGCACGGAATTGCTGCAGCGCTACCACTTTGGCCAGACCGAAGAGATCAACCAATTCACCCAGCGCCGCTACGACGAAGGGCATGACTTTGAAGCCTTGGCCCGCCCGTTGGCAGAGGCCATCATCGGGCAGGACCTGTACCCGGTTGTTGGCGCCGATGGCAACAAATTGTCGGCATCATTTGACGGCCTGACGATGGACGAAATGGTCAATTGGGAGCACAAGCGGTTGAATAACGATCTGCGCGCCATCATGATCGACGGCTGCACGGGTGCTGATCTGCCGGCGATGTACCGCATCCAGATGGCCCAGCAAATGATGGTGTCCGGCTGCCAGCGGGTGTTGTTCATGGCATCGCTGTGGGAGAGCGGCGCATTGGTCGAAGAGCGGCACTGCTGGTATGAGTTCGACTTGCCCCTCACCCTCCAGATCAGCGCAGGATGGAAACAGTTTGAAATTGATTTGGCCAACTATCGGCACGTCGAAGCGCCGCCGCAAGTGGTGGCAGAGCCCACGATGTCACTGCCGTCCGTATTCGTCAACGTCAGCGGCGCGCTGGCCGTGAAGTCCAATCTGCCGGATTTTGGCCAGCAGTTGCGCGATTTTATCGATGGGCTTGACCTGAAGCCATCGACCGATCAAGCGTTCGCCAACTCTGAGGCGGCCATCAAGACGCTGAAGCAAGCCGAAGAAGCGCTTGAGCAAGCCGAATTTGCCGCACTGGCACAGACCGAAAGCGTTGATGATCTGCGCCGCACCATCAAGATGTTCACCGACTTGGCGCGCAATACGCGCCTGATGCTGGACAAGATGGTTACGGCCCGCAAAAAGGAGATCCGCACAGAAATCCAGACTGAATTTGCACAGATGCTCAAGGACCATGTGACGGAATTGAACGCATGGATCGGCAATCCCTACATGCCGACCATCGCAGCCGATTTTGCCGGTGTCATGAAAGCCAAGAAGTCCGTCGCCACCTTGCGCGAAGCATGCAACAACGAACTGGTGCGATGCAAGATTGAGGCCGGCTTGATCGCCGAACGCATCGTTGCCAATCTGACCCACTTGCGCAACAACGCAGCGGAATACACCGCGCTGTTCGCCGATACGGCTCAAATCGTCCTGAAGCAGCCCGATGACTTGACTGCGCTAGTGAAGGCCCGGATCGCCGACCATCTGGCCGAACAGGAACGCAAGCGCAAGGCGATTGAAGCCTCCCCCCATACTGAGCAGGCACCGCCGGTAGAAGTCATTGCAAGCGTTCGCGCAGCTACTCCTGGTTTCGTGAGCGCAGCCGGTCGCACTGGCGCGCAAGTCATGGCGGAAGCGGCACGTAACCGGATCGCAACCAAACTGCAAAGACTCACACTGGCACAGTTGGAATGGGTCGAGTCTTGCATTGACGAAGAGCGCTGGAAAGCGGCGGCCTGACCATGCGCAAGCGCACTGTCCGCCGTGTTGTTGATCCGAGCAATCGCCGTTTGCGCACCGAGCCTTGGCGCATCGCGGCGGTGTTTGCGCCGATTGAAGCGATTCTGGACGAGATTGCTAAGACTGGGCAAGTGCAGGCGTTGCGCAACGGCGCGCCAGTGTTTTACTTGGCAGCAGAAAACACTTGGTACGAAACGGCACCCGCCGTCGTCGGGATCTGCGACTTGTTTGACGCGCTGACAGTCCGTACCGGGCAAACCTACCCGACAGAACCGCTGAGCCAGTTTGCCAAACGCCTGAGCTACAGCATGCCGCTGACGCGCGAAGACATTGATGCCGCGCTGGCAGTTCTCCCGGCGCTTCGCGCAGCAGCCGGAAACCTCACTGTGGCAGAAGGCCAAAGCCTGACGCTGACCACGCAAATACGCGTCGAAATAGAACAACTACAGGCAGTTTGAAAGGCGAAATTTATGGAAATCAAGCTATCCGGTCAGGCCGATCTGACCACTCTGGGTGAACCGCGCCATCCGTTGATTGTGGCACTGGAGGCAGCATGAACCGAAACGAACGGATTGCCAGAGCGAAGCAGTATATGGAAGAGGGGCGCTTGCGCCCACTGGTGTGGCACGAAACCGATGAGCAGGGCCGCGCAATCGCAAGCCTGCTTGGCTCGATGGAGGCTGAGATCAACAACACTGGAAAATGCCCCGGCGAGTTGATGCCTGCATGGATGGCTTATCTCACGGTCACGCTTTACGACGGCATATCCGCAGCCTACCGACCGGAGTTTGAGCGCGACTACATCCGCTGTTTGGAACACTTGCCCGCGCTGTCGCAGGAAGCGTTGCAACGTGCCGAGTGGCGGGTGAAGTTGGCTGCGTTGCAAATTGCGTTGCCGCACGACACTGCGGGTGTGGTCCAGCCGGTGATTGACTTGCTGACGCGGGCGATTGCTGGCGACGTGCCGCAGCCGGATCAATGGGCGGCGGCACGGGCGACGGCAAAGGCGGCGGCACGGGCGGCGGCAGAGGTGGCGGCATGGGCAGCGGCAGAGGTGGCGGCATGGGCAGCGGCACGGGCGGCGGCACGGGCGGCGTCATTGGCAGCGGCAGGGGCGGCGTCATTGGCAGCGGCAGGGGCGGCGACATTGGCAGCGGCAGGGGCGGCGACATTGGCAGCGGCAGGGGCGGCGACACGGGCGGCATACGACACCATCGCCAAATCGTTGATTTTGGCACTGGAGGTAGCATGACTTGGAGCGCTGAAAAACTTTCACTCGCACGTCATCTAGCGAAGGCGCTGGGGTGGCATGACCGGAATGTCATGGAAGATCACGGTCAATTGGCAGTGTGTTGCGTTGCTGGTTTCGGCCCAAGCAAACTATATGTCGGGGTAGCCGAGTATGGCTACCGCTGGTGCTTGCTCGACCCCGAGCATCCGAGCGTCTGGGCCGCGCTGATTGGGCCGAGGATGGTCGTGGGCGTCATGAACACAAGAGACAGCAGATGGCTTGCGCTTAATCATGACGATCAGCATCCATCCATTGCGACAAATCACTGGCAAGCCGTCTGCGAATCCTATTGCGCAATGAAGGGGGTAGGCGCGCCATGCTGACCCCAGGCACAATCCTCGTAGTTGATGCAGACACCATCAACGCTCTGAATGCGCTGGCGTCCAAAGTGACGCGCTTAGAGTCGATTGTGGCAACCCTCAAGCCGCCCGAACCGCGCCTGTTGGGAGCGCAGGACATCGCCGATCATCTCGGGGTAAGCCGCAAGCATTTTCTGGCGAAGATTGCGACGCTGCCAGGGTTCCCGAGGCCGAAGGTCAATCGGTCGCCAAGGAATCGGCTGTGGGACGCGGGGGAGATTGAGGCTTGGAAGATTGGGAGATGACATGCACTGCACAGACACAGAAACGCTGAAGGCGCGCAAGACGCACCTTTGCATGAACTGCGGCGAACTGGTGAACGTGGGCGACGAGTACAAGCGATGGCGCTGCTACGACAGCGGCGACATTGGCACGGTGAAGATGCACGCGGAGTGCTACGCGGCGCACTGCAAGAGCGCACAAGGCTACGGTGGTGGGCCGTGGGAGTTCCCCCCGTTTAGCCACCTCCGCGGCGAAGCAGTAGACGCCTAACGCTGATCGGCTCTCCGGATTTCCATGTGGATTCCTTCATTGCGCGTTATAGTCTGAAAACGGATTAACGTGTGAAATTGACATGACAAAGCGACCCATTCTTAGGTATCACGGTGGCAAGTGGAAGTTGGCGCCGTGGATCCTCCGGCACCTGCCGCCACACCGCATCTACGTCGAGCCGTTTGGTGGTGGGGCCAGCGTTCTTCTTCAGAAGCCCAGGAGCTATGCCGAGGTCTACAACGATCTCGACGGCGAGGTTGTGAACCTGTTCAGCATGGCACGGGAGCGCGGCGAGGAACTGGCCCAGTCCGTCGAGTTGACCCCATTCGCCAGGGCAGAGTTCGCGCAGTCCTACGAGCCCGACGGTGATCCGCTGGAACAGGCCAGGCGAACCCTGATCCGCAGCTTCATGGGCTTCAGCAGCGCCGGAGCAAGCGGGCAATCGACGGGCTTCCGGGCGAACAGCAACCGTTCGGGCACCACGCCGGCGCACGACTGGATGAACTACCCGGACTGCCTTCGGATGGTGATCCAGCGGCTTCGGGGCGTCGTGATCGAGAACCGAGACGCCGTGCAGGTGATGCTGTCCCACGACTGCGAGGAGGCCGTGCACTATGTCGATCCTCCCTACGTGCAATCGACTCGCCAACTTCGTACCCGTGCGGCGGCATACAAGCACGAGATGGACGATCAGCAGCACCGTGACCTGGCGGCGGTGCTCGCAGGCCTGCGCGGCAGCGTGGTGGTCAGCGGCTATCGCTGCGAGATGTACGACGATCTGTTCAGGGGCTGGCAGCGCATCGACGCAGCATCTCACGCCGACGGCGCGCGGGACCGGGTCGAGTCGCTTTGGCTCTCCCGCTGCCCAGCCGCTGGCCTGTTTGACAGCGTGGCAGCATGAGGCATGACAGACATCCTCGACCTGCCAGGCTGGGCCGTGCTTGCCTAGCGCATGCCTTCTACGGGAAGATGCACCCGGAGGCTGCTGAGTACGACAAGCCCGAGACGCACCAGCGGCTGATTGAGAGCCTAAGCGACGAGTACGACTGCTGGGCGATGAGCCTGCACGAGCCGGCCTTGCACACGATTCTGAGCATGTGCCCGCGTGACGTGCGGGTGGCCGCTTGGGTGAAGCCTTTTGCCTCTTTCAAGAAGCACGTTACCCGCGCCTGGACGTGGGAGCCGGTGATCTTCCGGCTGCACCGGGCGAGGCCAATCCCGATTACCGAGCGCACCTGGCGCGACCATGTGAGCGCCCCGATTGCAATGCGAAAGGGTTTCCCAGGCGCGAAGCCCGATGCGTTCTCGTTCTGGATTTTCGAGGGGCTGAACCTGCGGCCCGATGACGAGTTCTGCGACGTGTTCCCCGGCTCTGGCGCTGTGGGCGATGCGTGGCAGCGTTGGAAGAACCGAGAGGCGCCCGAGCAGCTTGAATTGCTGGGGCATAACACCAAGTAGCCCTCACAGCCGCGCCGCGATGTCTGAGTCCGACTCGCGGTAGTACACCCGCATTAAGGTCCGGAGGTCCGAATGCCTGCTGATCCTGGCCAGCGTCATTACGTCGTATTTCCGGGCCAATCGCGTCAAGGCTTCGGCTCGGCTGTCGTGGAAATGCAGATCCCGAATCAGCAGTGAGTCGCGCGTATCGCGCCACTGCGCATCCAAGCTGGCCGGCGTCAGCGTCCAGATGGGCAGGTAGCGCAGTAGCCGTGCCCCTGCGGGCGTGAGAGGCACAGTGACCGTCTGACCGGCCCGCGTGGTTTTGGTTTTGGCCAGCCGCGCCACACTGCGCCCAAGGTCAACCGACTCCGGCGTGAGTTGCAGCACTTCCCCGGCCCGCATTGCCGTGCGCAGGGCCACCAGAAACGCATAGGCGACCTGTTGCAAGCCAGTGACAGGCACAGCGCACGGGACATGCCCGCAACGCCGCAGAATGCGCTTGATTTCGGCATTGCTGATCCGGCGCTGGCGAGGCAGAGAATCCGGCGGCAGGCGGATCGTGGCCCACGGATTGCCCCGCGCCCAGGCCCAGTCTTTGATGGCCACGCTCCACACATGCCGGATCAGGTTGATTTCGCGTCTGACCGTGGCCGGGCTGACAGTGCGCAGCCGATCATCGCGCCAACTGGACGCATCGGCTTTGCCGACATCCTCCAGCCTCTTGGCGGCCAGCGCGGAATAGTCGCGCAGGAATGCATTGAGCCGCAGCGCCTCCCACGCATGACCGTCCTTGGTTGCGCTGACATCGGTCAGATAGCGCTCGACCGCTTGGCGCACGGTTCGGACAGGCAGCCCACCCGCCTGGATGGTCTGTTGCTCGGTCTGGATGTGCAGCGCCCATTGATTCGCCAAGGTCTTGGTGGCGAATGTGCCGGACTTGCGGCCCGATGGTGTGCTGACCTGGATTCGCCATGATCCAGATGGCAGCTTGATTGGCTTGGCCATGTCTCTGTCTCCGTGTGCAATCGCGTGTGCGCTGTGTGTGCAACCGATTGCGCTTTAG